GCACCAATCTTTCCTTCAAATGGACAAGGAGTTCCAGATTGTTCCATCGCAAAAAATACTCTAGGATCTTGACATAGTATAGAAACTGCTGCCACTTTCATTCCTAAATCATTTAATACTTTAGAAAGTTTAATTCTTTCACAATTTAAATCTGATGAATAAGATCCACCAGTGACACCTAAACCAAATGTAGATACACCAGCAGAATAACCAACTAAACATAAATCTTGTGAATAAGCTGACATACTTGGAGCAGTTGCAGATGCAGTCACTCTTGTATCACCACTATATGCATTCGTTGTATTTGAAGTTGTTGATGTGGTGTTGCTTGATGAACCTGATTGAAATGTCGATGTACTGTTTGAAGTATAACCACCAGTGATAGCAGTATTACTTCCTGTTGTATTATTTTGTGTTTGTGCCAGAGACACTCGATTCAAGGCAAATAAGCCGATAACAAAACATAATGTAAACACAGCTAAATTGTGTTTCATTTTTTGTTTCCTTTTTTTATAATGCTTTAATTACTTCTTCCCAATTGGAATAATAATTTTTTATATCATTTTTTAAATTTACTTCAATTTTTGATCGAAGATCAATCACATCATTACCAAAATAACTATAATATTCATCGTGTAGCTTTTCTAGAGAATCATATAATTTAGCAAGTCTTTTATTTCCCATTAATGTAGCAATATATGCTCTTGCTTTAAAATGATCGTTATAATGTGTGTACTTTTTTATTTGTTCAATAAATGGTTTTGGTAGTTCTTGCTTTTGTTCTGTTAAAAAGTCTTTAAGAGTTTTCATTATCTTTTTCCTCTGCTTGTATAAATCCTTTTTTACGATAGTCTTGCCACTTACTTACAGGAATTCTTACTACTCTCTCTTGTCCTGCTTTCATTAAATTATTTGGTCGTGCAACTAACATAGTTTTTTTCTGTTCTTTAATTCTTCTTATTAAATTTAAAACATTTTCTAATTTAGTTGATTCAGGTACACAATTTGGAACTTCTTTTCCATCTTTCTTTTTCATTCCAACTTGTTTATAACCTACCCAACATGGATCATTTTTATCTTTTTCTTTTAATTCTTTTTCTTCTTCATCTTTTTCATTTTCTTTTGATTCAATATCTAAAGTTTTAGGATATCCTTCTTCTCCTGGACGTTTTGGTCTTAATCCTTTTTCACGTCTTGCGTGTATGTTTGCCCAAAGACCTGCACCTGCTTCTTTTAAATTTTCTAGTTCTTCACCAAACTTCATAAACGATGGCATAATCGCTGGTGTAATTGGATCATTTTGTATATCTATAGAACCCAATGTTCCCAGTACATCTACAGCTTCTTTACTTTGTAATCCTTGTAATCTTAATCTAGCTGTTGCTATATCAGATTTAATAATTGCCATTTGCGTTTTAGCATCCTCATCAGCAGGATTAATTTTACCTAATTTTGCTAAAAGAGCTGACACTCTGTCTTTTAATTTTGTAATTCTTTCTTGTTTATCACCAGTTGCTTCTTGCATTGCTTGTGGTAATAATTTTTTATCATACTTGACATCTAACATATCTGCTGTTTTTAACATTTGATTTACTACATCAGATAATTCAGGTGTAATTCTTTTTGTTCTTAATTTTCTTAATCCTAGATTAATTAATTGTTCAGGGCTAGACATTTTTTCAGGATTATCTATTCCTAAAGCACCAGCTATAATTCTTGCTATTTTAATTTTATCAGCTGATGTGAAGTTAAATGGATTATCAGATGCCTCAGTAATTGATGTTTCTTTAAATGTACCTTTTGGAAGTTTTAAAACTAAATCCGCAACTATACCTGACACTGCATGATCTATATTATTTAAAGCATCTATTCCTTTCATTAAAGGAACTTGAAATATATCTTTATTTTGTTTATAAAATTTTAGTGATTCATCAATTGATTTGAGTGCATTAATAATTGCTACTGAATCTGTTTCAGATGAAATTACTGATTCAATAATTGGTTTTAGTTCAGGAACAATTTCAAAATTAGAAGTTGTAAATCCTTTATAAGAAATTTGATGTTCGTCTTTAGCTTCATTTTTATAATTCATATCTGTAATAACTTCCTTTACTGAATCAAGCCATTTCTTGCTTAACTCTCCATTTTCGTTTATAACTGTTATATAGTTTGTTCCTCTGTCCATAATTTCGTACACTCCTTTATCGTCTTTAACTGTTGTTCCTACTTTAAATATTTCACCTTTAAAATATTTTTCTCTTAATTCGTTTTGATTATTTGAAATATTAATTTCAAAAGATTCTGTTCTCAAACCCAGTCCCTTACGAACATCATTATACATTTTTTTAGTATCAATGTCTGTAAGTTTTTTAGTGACACCTTTTTCAAAAGATTTATAATCTCCTTTAGATGCTGCACTTCTCATTTTACTTGCTGACATACCATCAGCATCATCACTATCAGGGTCTCTTTCTCCTGCTGAATGAATTTCTATTTTACTAAAGTTATACTCTCTTTCATTATACTTGTTTAAAAGAGATTCAAATTCTTTTGTTCTATCACTACCAACAACTAAATGAATTTCTTTAATTCCTTCTTTCTCAAAACTTTGTAATAATTGTATAATGTTTCCTTTCGCAGCATAGATATGAGCATTACGAAAAGATTTTTCCATATACTTAATTTTATCTTTTTGAGATAATGGATTACTCTTTTTGTCTTGAGTAGCTGTTGTGTAAATACGATATGGGATTGATGTTTTCTTTGAAAGTGCTTCAACTTTTGAGATCAAAAGTTCGTGCCCAACTGTTGGTGGGTTAAAGCGACCGAATGCAAATATAAGAGATTTGTTCGGTAATTCCGATAATAGTTGTTTTATTGTCTTCATGTTTCAAGTTATCCATCCGTATTATATGCTATATTTAGTAGTTTTAATGTTTATCTTTGCCAACCTTTTAATATATCTGGCGAAAAATTAGCACGTGAAAACTCAAGTCTATCAACGATTTTTATAGCATTTCCTACTTTATCAATAGCTACAAACCCCTCTACTCCTGTTGGAACAAACCCTTTATCTGTTCTTAAGAAAGTACCTATTTCTGATGCTTCATTCATCTTAGCTATAATAATCTTTTTAGCATCGGCAATAGCATTTGTAAGATCAAATACTCCTATAATGTCTTCTTGTTTATGAGCTGAAAAGTACTTTAAAACTTTTTCTCTTTCAGCCTTGTATCTATCTTTTGCTTTATCTGTTTTCTTACTATCTATTTCTGCTTGATAACGATCGTGTATAAAATGAAATAAACCAGCAACATGTGCTTTTACGTTTGTTATTTTTTCACCCTCTTTAATTTTAGAATTATTATATATTTTAATTAGTTCAAGTAATTCTTTATCAGCTTGAATATCTGTTATAACTTTATTATTGATTTTAGAAAAAAGTTTCTCTACTCTCTCAAGCAATGCATCTAAATTTGATAATTCAGCTTTAGTAAATGTAGCAGATCCTGATACATCTTTATAAGTTGCATCATCCACCCATATAGTTGATGACTTTTTAAATCTATCTACAATTGATTGTCCAAACTCAGCTGTAAGCTTACCTAAAGATCCTTTATAAGTTGTATGAAATACTACACCTATATTTGCCTTTGATATAGTATTTGCTAATACTGTATTTGCAGGTATCGCATATACGATTGTATTTGGATGAAATGTAATATAACTTTCTCCCTCAATAGAAGTTTTCTTAAGAGTGTCTTTTGTGAACATTATATCACCTTGATAAATGCCTGACTTAACTACTTTAGAAAATTCTTCAAATGCTGTAATGAGTTTATTACTTAAATCTTTATTCTCTTCACCTTGTTGTATTTCTTTTACAGATTTATATACTTTTGGTGTTGCATTAAAAATAGACTTAGTTGATACGAAAAACTTTTTATCTTTAGGATCTATCCCTACGAAAATAGCAGGAGCACCATCCCATTTAACTGTGGTCTTTAATTTACTTGTAGATTTACCTTGAAGCATTTTTCTTAAATCATAAAGAAAGTTGATTGCTTTTTTTGTACCTGCTAATCCTTCATTAAAGACTAAGTCTTCTAAATGCTCCATATGAGCATTAACTGATTCTACAAGGTATTCATTAAATTGTTTCATGCTTTTTTTAATAGTATTCTTAAAAATCTTGGTGTGAGTGCACCCTCTGTTGTTCCTCTAAATTGAAATTGAACTTTATATTTGTCATCATTTATTTGTGCTAAAAATGAAATTGCTGCATATTTTCTTTGTCCAGTTTCAGGATATCTATATTCTGGTGTTGACAATATAATTATTTTATGATTATCGCCTTTAATAACATCAATGTCATTATTTCCAGGAGATACTTTATTAACGATTACAACATCTCTTCCGAGAGCTTGATTAATAACATCAATTAAATTTCTTTTTACATTTGTAAAATCTTTTGGTGTTGCAACTTTAGCTGCATATTTTGCACCAAATCCAGCCATACCAACTCCAGATAATCCAAAATAAGCATATGCCTTAGGTTTGTTAGTTTCATTATCAAAATATGATACTGTAGTCCCATTATAGATATAATAAGAATCAGTAAATTTAAGAGAACAAAATATTTTTTTATCCGAACCAGTAGTAATATTAATATCGCTTACAGTTTCTCCTTCGTTATTATTAATAGTTATTTTGTTGTTTGACCAAGATGATGTTCGTTTTGAATTTTGTTTACCAACACTTTCTGCTAAAAATAAAGAAAGTTTTAACGAATTTATTTTATATTGTGCTATAAATTTTTTATTTTCAAAAATTGCTTGAATTGTATCTCCATGTTTTAATTCTTTAAAAGAAGATCCCTTAAAATAGTTATTCAAATCATTTGTCAATTCTTCTTCAAATTTTCTACCACCTGAACCTTTAGAGGTTAAAGGTTTGAATATTATACCACCTTTAAATATTGGAACTAGCCCATTTCTATCTGAGAATAATTTGAATGTATTGAATGAACTACCAGTCTTAGCTTCTTTATAAGATTTTACAAATGATTTTGGATTGTTTTTAATTTTATCTAATTTATTTTTAAATTCGATGTAGCTAGAATTTCTTTCATTTTTCGTTGGTAAATAAATATAATAATTATTTTTATCTTGTACTATTTTAGCTGGTTTTATTTTAAAAACATTAGATAATTTGTCTTGTATTATTTCCGAAATATATTGTTCTGGTGTTGTAGCCATTAGAAATACTTTCGTTTAGTCCAAGTTTGTCCAGACAAATTCATTTTTTCAATCCATTGAATAAACAATCCTTCTTCTCTACCCATTGCTTCTATTTCCCATGGTTGATCCCAATAACTTACTTTATTTGAATTAATAGTGTCTTTTTTAAATTTAGTAATAAAATTATCTTTAGTTTCTCTCATCTCACCAGTAGCCCATTGTTTTACATGAACCAACTCGTGAGCAATTGTTTCAAGCATACTTCTCATTTTTAATTTTGAATCTATTTCTATAAGGAAGTCTTTTGGTGGTATATTTGAATCTTCGTAATAGGTAGTTTCACCATACGAATCTGTTTTTTTGTAGAGTGTTGGTTTAAACACTATACGAATATCTAATGTATTACTTAGACGAGATGAAATGAGTTTGTCAATACAAAACTCAGCTAATGATTTAGCTAGTTTTTTCTGTTCTTTTGTTCCCCCTCTAAAAGTAATATATGCCATACCATTATTTAGGTTAAAAACGAATCCAATTAATTATAGCAATTAAAGACCAAATTACATAGAAACAGTTCATTAAAATACGTGGTTTATCTGAATCTACACTTGCTGCATAGAACCAACAACTAGAAGATATAAAAGCGAGTACCCATCCCCAAACTTGAAAAGATAACACTGCACTTCCAGTGCAAAGTGCTGCAAAAATACCTGAGATAGCTGCAGTCCATCTTGCGAAAGAATCAAACTTTGTTTTCTTTAATAACTTTATTTTTTTTATTATCAGCATAATATAGTTCTGGCTTTGGTATTTCTTTTAAAGAAATAATTTTAGCATTTATATAATTTTCAATTCTATTTCTCGCATCTTCTTCAGTATCAGAATAAAACCAAGATTTTATTTTATTTTTACTCTCGTTAAGTATTATTTCAAACTCCCAAGCTTTGTTTAAACGATCTTTCATTTAAACATATCCTTAATAACTTCCCAAAGTGATAATGTTTTGTAATTGTCAACTTCTTCGTTTCCTTGACTTTGTCCTGATGGATTTATTGATTCTATTTCAGCTAACCAATTAGAATCGAACGAATCATATTCATTATATTGTTTATTCATAATTTCATCTATTGCCCCATAATTCTAATGCTTTTGTCATTGTAATTTTATTCCATTTATTATTTAAATATTGTTCAAATAGAACAGCAACAGTCATACATTTTATATCACTGTTTTCACAATTTAATCCATGGGGAATTGCAACATTTACAATTGATGGTCTTCTTATAAGTTCTGAACAAATAAGTTCACAATCATTATCGTGATATTTTAATGTGATTTTATCTTGATCTGTCTCTTGATCCATCTCATAATCTCTATCATCAATCCATTCATATACAGGTATAGCCATTCCGTTTTTAAATTTAAACCATTCCATATAAGCATTAGAATCACCATAACTAAAATTCATTTTAACTGAACCACTTGGTGATGCTGAATCAATATGAATACCTAGTTTTCCTCCAGCTGGAGTGACGAATAACTCTATTTGAGCGATTTGGAATATATCAGTTTCAAAAGATTTAAGATTAGGTGATGCATAATTTTTATCTAAAATATGTTTTCCTGTAGGAAATTTTTTAATTATTTCCATATTTTGTAGTGGATCAAATTGTTCTTTTAAATGAAAAAAAAAATTAGAATCGTATTGTTTATTCATATATTTCAAAGTGATGATTAATTTCTTCTATTGTTTTATTTTTTCTGCTATACTGTTTTTTATTCTTTACAATCTTTTGTTTAAACTTGGGTGTTCTTAAAGACTTAGCTACTGGATTTCTTTTCATGTTTAAATACCCAATCTATAAAGTGTCCCATTCTTTCAAATATATATCCTATGAATATTGTAAATATCATAAGAGAGAATAATGTTGCTATAACTATCCAGAATAAAATATTAACAAATCCCCAAAGGATTGTTCTAATCAACGATGTAATCATTTAAAACCTCTTTCATGTTTGATATTGGCATTCCCCAATCTTTTGGTAAAGCTGGTGGATTAGTTCCATATGGATATAGAGTGACAGAAATTGCTTTTCTTGGCTCACTATATGTTCGTACACTATGTGGTTGACCACTCACTATACAAGTTGGTGTTCTTACAGTAGTTCTTTCAACTTCTTCAACTTCATTTTCTTCAAAAGTATAACTGTAGTCATCATAACGTCCATCGTTTTGTTCTCCGTCAGTTGCTCTTGGTATCCAAGATGGTTTTGGTTTAAACCAAAGATTATGATGGTCTCCTTTACTATAAGCCCAATTTAATTTACATTTTTCTGAGAACTCAACAGCATCAACATGTATTTCCATTTTATAATTTGCTGGAAATGAAAACACTTCAGCATCCCAATAGAGTAATTTATGTTTTTTAAAAAACTCAACAGCTTCTGGATTAAAATATTGATTTGGTACTTGTATAAAACAAGGTGGTAGATTGTGAAACCACGTCATACCTTTTTCACTTAAAGGGTCTTTAAAAGGAAGTTTTAAATGAAAATAATTATTAGCCATTAAATATTTCCTTGTTTGTCATATCCTTTTCCCAAAAGTATAATTTAATAGTCTTATTAATTTTTGAAATACCTCTTAATACTTTTTTATTATCTTCAGTATGCTCGATTGCACCAATTGAGTTAATCGCATCATTCTTAAACTTTACTACATTGTTCACAGTTCTTGGTACATTTAATAAAGATAATGAAATTACTCTTCCAGGAAAATATTTATTTAACCAATTCATCGTTATTTCCCATGTACGTTGGTCTTTTTTCCTTGCTGAAATTACATGAAACTTATCTTCAGTTGGTTTATATAATGGTTCAGCAGAATTATACCAATCGTATAAAAATTCTTTTCTTGCTCTTCTTTCATCCCCATTCATATGTCCCCATTTTTTTATATTTGGTGGTGGGTTTAGTGCAAGAACACCATCCATATCATAAGATACTATCATAATAAAATTAAATCTATATTTGTTTCATTTTGAATAATTGATTTTTGTTTTTCCCAAATCAATTTACGTTTTTCATCTGATAAAGATGTAAATTTAGTTAAGTCCTCTGCAGTTTCTACAGGATATGTCCAATTTAAACCATTATTTCCAGATGGTGCACAAACTGGAATACCAGCATAAAGTGCATGAAAAGCACGACCAGTTCTCCATCCAGATGTTTTATGCTTACTATCATAAACAGTTAAACATCCTTTATAATTTCTATAAAATTTTCTTCGATCTTTTTGTTGTGGATTTTCAATAACGTTTATATTAAAATCAGTCCACTCTTTTGGTTTTCCTGATATCTCAATATTCGGTGATTTTAAAAATTCTTTGAAGTATTTTGTTCTTCCATTTGGTCTTCCGATATAAACAGTTTTATCTATATTACCATTTGAAAAAGATTCAAATGACATTCCATTCGCCATTGGTAAATCTACAACTCTTACACCTATTGGGCATTTAAGAATTGTTGAAACTTCTGCAGAGTTGGTTGCGTTTGCTGCGACTACCCATCTATCCCATTTTTCATTTGGTAATAACTCCCAAAGAAATGGTAAATCAGGATCGTCGTTAATGAATATTATTTTACCAGAATGTGACTTAATCAGTTCAACTGTTTTGTCCCAATCTTTTTTATAGAATTGTAAATTTGTTCCACCAAATTCTAATATAAGTATATCACAATTTGTGTATGTATCAACAGATGTAAATCCATCTGCTGCTGTTGCTTCTGTTGGTGTTGAAAAAGGAATTATTGAATAACCAGATGCGAATAAGTTCTTAAAGAGTGCAATTCTTTTTTCTACCCATGCGCCACGAACACCAGATTCTTTATTTGTTAATCCTATCTTACCAGATACTCTCCGATAACCAAGTTTTAATCCCTTGTTTGAAGAATTAGCAGTATAATACCAATCTAGTGCTCGTTCCTCTCCTAAAAATTCATGGAGAGACATGGTTAAAAAAATGCTTCAAGTGAAGATTTATTTGCTTCAGGATGGTATTTGTATAATGTTTCTTTACCTAATTTAGATGTTAGATAATCATACCATTCTTGATCTTTCCACATATTTTCTGAAACTCCATTCCAAAGTTCTCTTTGTAATGGATGGTTTTTATTTCTACGTCTGTCCTCGACGTAATTTTTTCTTGTTAATTCATAATTCCAAGAGCCAAGTTCTAGCATCTTTTCTCTGAAATAACATACGAAAGAAATACGTTCTGCTTCAGGATCTTCAACAATCATTTCAGTATTTCCATGAATACCCTCGTGATTATTAATTAATAATAAATCTCCTGGACGTATATTTACAGCAACTCTGTATTCTGGCAGTACTAGATAACCTCCTTTGTACTTACCATTGTTTGATACTACTGTAAGATTACTGAATCCTTCATTTAAATCACCAGCATCTCTATGTGCTGCTGTTCTAAAAGTTTTATTTACAGTCGCTGTAGTAAATACAGTTCCTGGAATAATAAACTTTGGATCCATTTTATCACATGCTTCTTTTTGTTTCGCAAAACGTTCAGGCAGTAATTGTTTAAAACCATCTGAAAGTTTTTGTAAGAATGGGAATCCCATAGCAAATTTCTCAGGATTCTTTTCAGTGAAAGATGTTGCTCTTCCATAAGGAATACGAGGATATCTATCAAAATATCCAGCAATACCAGACCACACTGCTTGTGCGTATGAAGTTGTTGAAGTCAATTTAGTTTTCACTCGTATTGCTTCTTTAACTATCTCATCACGAGGTAATGATTTTATTTCATTTAACCACTCTTCAAAGATAAATCCTTCATCAGTGACTTTATTCTTAAGCCATACAGATCCTCTAGATCCTGCTGCTGTTTTATCTTTGTTTTTATATTTTTCTGTGATTGTTGTTATAGGATTAGAACCATCAAGTGTAGTTTCATACTTAGATAATGCTTCAAGCATTTCTTCTTGATATTCCGTCACCCAGTCACGACCACCAAGTTTTGAACCTTTTGGTCCTGCTGCTATGCCACGATTTTGTGTTTCGACTGCTGCTTCTCGAAGACCTTTATATGCTAAGTCTTGTTGCTCTTTCGTAAACCAATTTTTTCTAAATTTAAACAGAATGTTTTTCTCGCTGTTTATCCCATCAACAGATGGAGCATAGAAATCACAATCATATTCCACCAAAGTGTCATAGTGTGAATGATCTACAAAAGTCGCAAGCAAATGTTCACAATCAATCTTAGTTGCTGCGGTTATCACTTTTGTTGTCATCTTTTTTCCTTTATGTTATTCATCGAATTTAAACGATGATGTTGTTTCTGCCTTTATTCTTTCACCTATACTTCCTTTATCAAATACAGGTGTAGAATCTCCTGCGTCAGCTAGTGCCATATGTCTTTTCATATGTTCTGTTTCAAGATTATAGACTTTCATCTTGTTTCTTTCAACACCAACGACAAATCTTTTATAATAATTAGGATCGTTATAACGATTCTTTAATTGTTTTACACTTGCTATTCCTTCTTTAATCATATCTTCAGTAGCAATAATCGCAAACATAAAGTCAGCTGTTGCTGGAAGACCGAATGATTCAGAAGTATCTTCTAATCCTAAATCAGAAGAAGTAAATCCTTGTCTTGTTGTTTGAGTAGCAGTCATTATAGGTAAATCATATTGTACTGCTAGTCCTCTTAATTCCTCTGCTATGCTCTTAATAACAGTGTAAGAATTATTATTTCCACCATATTTTAATCTAGCAGAAACACATAGATTTAAATAATCCACGTAAATAACATCTGGTTTAAAATCTTTTTTCATTTTTAGTTCATCAAGTAATGATCTAAAATGACCAACATGGGCTGTTGCTGTAGGAAACTCTTTTATAACAAGTTTTCCTTTAGTTTTTTCTTTTACTCTATCAACACGTAAAGTAAAATCTATTTTCTCTAGGATTTTTAACTCATCCATAGTGACATTTAATAAGTTTGCATCAATACGTTCAGCAATCTTTTCTTCAGACATCTCTAGAGTTATATAGAGTACATTAAGATTATTCATTAAATTTGCTGATGCAAAATGACATAAGAATAAAGATTTACCAACTCCTGTTCCTGCTAAGGCAACATTCAAAGTTTTATTACTTACACCACCACGTGTAATAGTATTAAACAAATCTATATCAAATGGTATTTTTTCTTCTGTACGTTTATAGAAATCAAAACGATCGTCTGCATTTTCAAGATAATCATGACCAACTGATTTGTCAAAAGAAACTGAAAGTGCATCAGATAATAAAGAAGGAATACTATCTTGTTTTCTTACTTTATCACGACCATCTATAATTTTAATACTATCCATAATAGAATTATAGACAGCTTTATCTTTACAGAATTTTTCAGTTGCGTCAACTAACCACTTAGAATTTATATCTTCTTTATTCTTTAATTCTTTCGTATAAGCTTGTGCTTGTTGATAATCAGTTTCAAATAAAGTTTTATCATTACCAAGTTCAATATCAATAACTTCAACTGTAGCTGGTTTATTAAATTTAATAAAAAACTTTAGTATTTGACTAGCAATTGCTCTTTCAATTTTATCTTGAAAATATTCTTCACGTAAATGTGGTACAACTTTACGAGCATAATCCTCGTCATGAAGTAAATTTTTAAGTATTGTTGTTTCTATTCTCATCAGTTTTAGTTTTTTTTGTATATGCTTCCATTTCTTCGCTACCACCTCTAAACAAAATAGTTTTATTTCTAGCTTGTTCTTCTATACAAGCCATAAGAAAGTCTCCTAGATGTCTTTCAAGTAATTGCTTACTTTCTGGTATCTCTACATTAAATGGATGTAATGATTTTTCTACATTAGCATCATACTCGTAGAATAATTTAATATTACCATCTGTTTGATTTTCAAATGATACTTTACCAAATGATGCAACTACGTTTTCAAGTATTCCATTTTTAAATCTAATTTCATTAGATCCATACTTACCTTTATTTTCTAAAGTTTCATATGGTGGTACTTTTACTGGTTGTGATTTAAGATACTCATCCCTTGCTGCTTCATATAATTCTTTAGATTGATATGAGTCAGGATTAATAAAAGGAAATAAATTTTCCCTTGTAGCAGGTATTTCCGTATTATTCGGATTTTGTTTTTGTTTTTCGTCCACCATCTTTTTTATCTTCTGGTTGTATTTCACTTACTTTATCTGATAGTTCGATAGTAGATCCATATTTGAATGCTTTTTGAGTATATTCATTTATTCTATCTAATATTTCTTTTGTAAAATATTTTTCAGGATCTTCTTTAATAGCTTTACCAAATACTTTGGTTCCACCAATATCAATTCTACCACCCTCATCTTTCCATATACCAGCATCAACTGCAACGTCAATTAATCCATAGTATCTGTCAAGACCTTTTTCATACGAAAGTTTTATTTCAGCTTTTAAAAACTCTCTTGTAAATCTAGATTTTTGTAAAGTCGCTTTTACAATATTACCAACTACATTTTTTTCACTGTCTCTGTCTTTTGTTTTAGATAGATACACAATTGTGGATGCAGCATATTTTAATCCAGAACCACCACCCATTTCTTTAGTTGGTACATAAGCCCCAATTACATCATATGTATGGTTTGTGACAATCATAGGAACTTGTATTTTAGATAATCTTAAAGCGAGTACTCTAAAAGCACCACGAATTAATTGTGCTCTTGTCATATCACGTGTATCGTTTCCTTCAATAATATCTTTTACTTCTTTTTCAGTTGAAAGATTACCAAGAGAATCTAATACAATCAAAATAGGATGTCTTGCGTTTAATGGAACTTTATCGATATTATCACAAATCTTTGTAGCTTGATTTCTAAATTCTTGTACTGTTGATACAGGTATTAATACAAATCTCTTAGGATCTATACCTCTTTCAGCAAGCATATCTTTAGTAATAGCACCCTCTGTTTCAAAGTATATAATGCCTGCTTGTTTTCCTAATTCTTGAAATGTTTTACAAATTCCTAGTGTAAAAAATGTTTTTCCACTTGATGGTTCTCCTGCTAATGCAGTAATTTTGTTTGCTGGCAATCCATCATAGATATTACCAGATAATAAAGCATTGAATATATAAGATCCAGTATCTACAAATGATGTAGAATCTCCGACTAAATCACCATCAGCTGTACCAGCATATTCGTTATTAATATCTTTTATTACGTCTTTTAAAAAATCAGGCATTTGTATATTTCTCCCTTTTATTGATTGTATCTTGTAATTCAACAATGTCTTCTTCTATTTTTTTAAGATTATAATTGTTTTTTAGATAGTTAGTTGATTCAAACTCGTGTTCGTTTTGAAGTTCTTTTAATTCTATTTTTAATTCTTTTAAGGTTTTCATAATATTTTTATGGGGTATAGGTATATTATACCCCATTTTTAATTGCAAGTAAAGATGGGATTATAGAGATTTTACTTTATACTCAATCACTATAAAAGATCTGAATCTTCCTTGATCTAAAAATTGTTTGTCATAAACAACTTTATATTTTGTCAAAGATTGTTCAAATGTTTGGTTTTTCTCGGTTGACTGATACTGACGATTTACTCCGTCTTTTGTACTTTCAGTCGTTGCCATTGTTTCTTGCTTTGTTAAGCTGTTTGATAACACATCAGCAACTGAAATTTTAGCATTTAATACTGCTTTTGATTTTGATAACTCCATATCAGAAGATATACCAGAACCACAACCATATAATACTGTATCAGTAGATTTAAATTCATTACATACTAATGCTGCAACTTTAATTAAATCTTCGTTTCCGTCAACTGATGCTTTGCCATCTAATTTAGACAAATTACCAGCACATGCTCCTAAGAACATTAACGAACCAACTAATAATATTTTTTTCATATCGTTTCCTCCTTTCTATCTAGCAGATGTACCACCAGCAACTCTTTGTAATAAAAGAGAAGACATTAGTACTATCATTGTTTCACCAAGAGGTGATGTAATCAAATCTTTTATTAAAGAAGAATCATTTTCACCAGTTTTTACTTCTTCGTGGCATCGCTTCACTTCATCTCTGCCAATAACTACACCATCTTTGGTTCTTTCTTGACTTTCATAAATGCAGGAATTTCTCGGACCAGATTGTCGATTAATTCTATCTGCATCGTACCCATACGCATTGCCATTAATATAAGCTGTGACAAATGCATCTGAATTGAAAGATCTTACTATCGCTTGTGCGTTCACTACTTTCGCAAGGAAAAAACTAAGCACAAGATAGAATACAGTTAAAAAAATAAATCTTTTCATATTAATTAACGATTAGTCTTTCTTCGTATAGGTATCACTTTACCTCTTATTTTAGTTTCATTTTCATGTAAGGTAGATACTTTTATTATATCTCTTTTAATTAAATTAAGTCGAGTAATTGCTGCAGTCAGCATATTACTTTCAACATAATCTCTTACATCATCAATATCTTCAACTAGTTTATGTATAAAAATTTTATCGTACATTAGTTCTTTTTTTCTGGTGTTGGATTAAAGTATTCCTTTAATCTATCAATCGTTAAAGATAGATTTGGGCTTTCTTCTTTTGTTTTTGTCCAAGATTCAGTTTGATACAGTTTTACTTCTTCCCAATAATTAAGCAAACCAGTTCCTATTTTATCTGGACTAGTAATTATAAAATTACCAAAAGATACTATTTCATTTGCTATCGAAATTGTTGTGTTTTCATACCATTCTGTAATTTCATCTTTAATTTTCTTTTCAGTTGATATAGCAGATTTTGGCATAAAAGTTAAAAGTAATACTAATATAATTGCAAATATAACTGCACCAATTAAATCTTGCTTATGAGATAAGTGTTTTGATATTTTAATTTTTGGTCGCCAATCCCAATCTCTATTAGTACTCATCTTTTCTTTATTCTCAAAAGATTCAGAATTAACTTGTTTAACGTGCGATTGTTTTTTATAATTAAAAGATTTAGTGTCCATTATTGTCTATCCTTAGTCATTTGTTTTGTTTGATATAACAATTCACTCATTATACTTTTCGCCATTTGTTGCATTGAATCTTCCATCTCAGCTTCAAATAGTTTTTTCTTACATTCACGATCACAGCTGTTTGGAATTAAATTTAAAACTACAGCATCATAGGTTGGATTCTTACGAGCCAAACTATGTATTGTGAATATAACACAAAATACTAATAAAACTTTAAATATAAATTTAAACATATATGTTAGGATTGTTAAAAGAGATTTTACCAATCTGGTTATTTGATGGAATTTTATTCTTATTAATAAAAATTTTACTTAAAGAATATGGAAGATAATAATTATCTTCTTGATCGTCATAGCCACCACCATTTTTTATATTCATACTAGGTGCAAAATATCTTAGTTTATTATTTTTAAGTTTTGCAGTTTGTAAAAGTTTAATAGTTGAATTTTCAAAAGTATGATAATCATTTACAATAAAATGTTGTCCATATAAAAAACTTATATACAAAGGTTTTTTACCTTGTTCTCTATATTTACATAAACTAGCAAATTTACTTAATGAACATAACATACTTCTATCGTGTTTATATACTTTCCAACATAAATAACCATCATTACTGAATAAATTAAAATTTCTAGATCTAAACTCAAATATATAATCTTCATTTACAGCA